CAAAATATAGCAGTTACAGGTAGTAGTAATACATTTACCTTAAATCAAGGTACTACAGCAATAGCAGCAAACTTAAATTTAGATTGGATTATTCAAGGCTCTAGTAACACAGTAACATCAAATATAAACATTGATGGTGCGACTAACTATATGGATATAGATGGTTCTGATAATACAGTAAATTATACAGGTACTGGTGTTAATGCCTCAGCAGGTGGGTATTTTTGGTTAGACCATACAGGTGGCCAAAGAACTTTTAATATCCAACAACTGAGTACCCAAGATAATGACTGGCTTAAAATTATATCAATTGGCGGCAACGCTTCTTCTACTGTTTGCGTTATCCAAAACGATCAAGGTACAAGCACAAGCTGCTGATATTGGTGGAATATCTGAACTAAATGGTTCAGCACAAATAGTTAGAGACAAACCTTACGAGGCAGACTTAAAGTTTGCTATCCAAAGCAACGACCAAGCAATAACTAAAGATGGTCGTATGGCTATAACGTTTCTTGACGACTCTATAGTAAAGTTAACAGAACATTCTAAGTTAGTAATTAACGAATACATTTACGACCCCGATCCAAGTAAAGCAAAGATGGCACTCACCTTTGGTCTTGGTACAGCTAGGTTTATTAGTAGCAATTTAAACAAAATAAACAAGAGAAATATAAAGTTATCCACACCCACGGCCGACATAGCAATTAGAGGTACAGACTTTACTGCGACAGTAGATGAACTAGGTCGTAGTCTTATTATATTGCTACCTGACCCCTATGGTTTATCTAGTGGTGAGATAGAGGTAGTTACCGCTATGGGCACGGTTTTACTGAACAAACCCTATCAGGCTACTACGGTTTCTGTATACGAATCTGCACCAAGCAAACCCGTTGTTTTAGATTTAACATTAGATGTTATAGACAACATGTTAATTGTTACACCCCCCAAAGAAGAAAAGTTATCCACAGAAGAGTCCACAAGCACACAAAAAGAAAGTGTACTTGATTTTAATGATTTGGATATAGATTATCTTGCGGAAGATTTTTTAGAAGAAGAAGATTTAGAATTTACAGAACTAGACATAAACTTTTTAGATGTTAATTATCTTGAAGACTTGCTTAATGTGTTAGATGCACTAGCTGTAGCAGAAGATGAAGACCAACTAGCACAAGCTACTAGCACACAAATAACAGGAACATCTTTGGGTAAAGATCCTGATACCCAAATTACTACATTAATAACAGGAAATGTAGTAAGCTTAAGGAGAAGTGTAAGTGAATCCGTACAACTAGATGTAAACGGAAGCGAATCTTACACAGTGATATTTATACAAGATGGTGTTTCTAACGTTGTTAAAATTAATGGTGGAGGAGATTCTGTTATAACAATCACTCAAGGAGGATAACATGAAGAAATGGATTTCGTTACTTAGCATACCAATACTTTGTGTGCCGTTACTTTTTAACTGGCAAGCACTAGAAGTTCTTAAATTAAAAACATTTGACGCCCTCGTACAAACACCAGATCCATCTGGTTGGTTTACCACGTTAGATATAACAGAAGAAGATGTAACACTTGCGGGCGGTTGGCCATATCCTCGTCAGGATCTTGCACGTATTCAATCAGAGCTCATGGAAGCAGGAGCTTTAGGTGTAGGTTGGGTTGTTGCTTTTCCACAAGCAGATAGATTCGGGGGAGATCAGGCATTTGCAGATGCTCTACTACAAGGACCTAGTGTTATTGCTACCTTTGAAGGAGGCAGTTCTTATGCGCCAACTACAGGCACAGTTATATTAGGAGATGGAGAACCCATACAAGGCATTAAATCACAGGGTGTAATTGGAAATGTGTCCGTGCTTGCAGAGTCTGCTTACCAGGGGCTAGCAGTTGCACGAACTGATGTGGATAATTTAGTAAGACGATTACCTTTGTTGCTTCAAACTCCAGATGGTTGGACTCCGTCTTTTGGTATACAAGTTATTAAGATGATTGCAGGTGCAGATACATATATTATTAAAGGACAACAAGGGCAGATCGAAGAGCTTACTATAGCTGGTTATGCAGAAATACCTGTAGATAGCATTGGCCGTAGGTGGGTATCTTGGATTGATACTCCGAGCACTAGTTTAGATGAGATGAATGTAAAAGATAAGTTTGTGTTTGTAGGAGTGAGTGCAAAAGGTGTAATGCCTCAAATAGCTACGCCAGTTGGTTTGTTGTACCCCCACCATATACAAGCCGCGTTAGCTGAAAGCATGACGGTAAGTGTCCCAGCAATACCAGGCACTGCATTATTATACGAATTACTTATATTAGTAACAGTGCTTATATTAGCTATAGTTATAGTACGTATGTTTGGTTTAGTTGGTACTGTCGTAGGAATCGTGGGCCTTGGATCTATGACCGCGGTCGGTGGTTGGTATTTAATTACATCTAATGTACTTATAGATGTCAGTTACAGTTTAGTATCAATGGTGCTTATATCTGTACAAGAATTTTATTTAAGATTTAATGAGCAATTTAAATTACGACAGTTAATTAAAAAACAATTCGAGCATTATTTAGATCCCAAGCAAGTTGCACGATTACAAAACAATCCAAAGTTACTTAAGTTAGGAGGTGAAAAACGAACTTGTACGTTTTTATTTACTGACGTTAGAGGATTTACAAACTTGTCTGAAAAGTTAGAACCAGAAGAAGTAACTGACATAATGAATAAAGTGCTTACTGAACAAGTTAAATGCATCCAAGCACACGGTGGCATGGTTGATAAGTTCATAGGCGACGCGTGCATGGCCATCTTTAATTCCCCCCTAAATTTAGATGAACACGAACAACGCGCTGTCGCCTGTGCCCAGGATATACGCATGGGCATACACTTGTTACAAAAAGAATTACCTGAACCTATTGCTATAGGCATAGGTGTAAACACAGGTGAAGCAGTTATTGGTAATATGGGTTCTGACACTAGGTTTGACTATTCAGCAATAGGAGATGCTGTAAATACAGCTGCACGATTAGAAAGTGCAACTAAAGAAGCAGGTGTAGATATATTAATTGGAGAACGTACAGCAAAAAAAATACCAACTGCAGTCTTACACGATACTATTAAAGTAAAAGGTAAAGCAAAAGCTTTGAAGGTGTATACTATTTAAATGACTAGAAACTATAAAAAAGAATATGCAAACTACCAAGGTACACCTGCACAGAAAAAAAGACGTGCGCAACGTAATAAAATACGTAGGCAAATGTTAAAAGAAGGTAGGGTTAGAAAAGGAAGTCATATTGATATTCATCATGTAGACGGAAATCCTGCTAATAATTCACGAAGTAATGTAGTTTTACAGCATAGATCAAAAAATAGGTCTTTTCCAAGAAAATGACCTCACAGGATCGCGCGTAACGCATTTTGTTGAGGTAGGTAAGGCCTAAGCCTCAGTTTAAACAACGTTTTTATCAGCTTTATTAGAGATTCTTCTGCGCAGTTTTAGTATTTTTTAGGGTTTCTATTAGTTTATTTAAATACCATTGCGCTTTTTCTAAGTCTTCTACTCCTTTTTTAGCTTCGTACCGCCAAATGTACTTTTGAATATTACCTTTTAAGTAACCTTTGAAAGCTTCAGGTGTCATACTCTCTTTAATTGCTTCAATACATTCTATGTTGCCAGTATTGTAATGCGGGGGTGAGTTAACCATGTCTGTCATTTTGTGTCTCCTAAACAATGTTTTGTAAGTGCTTGTATAAAATCTTTAAAAGCAACTGCATTTTTATTAAATTCTTTTAATGTAATTTCTGTAATTGTAAAATCTTCTATTACGTACACTTGATCCCCTGAACCGAATACTGCGTATGTAAATATATTATGTTTTTTTTGACGTGTTAACCAGATACGTTGTTGTTCTGACAAGTTAATTTTTATTTTTGACGTGCATTTTGCAGGCAGCGTGTGTTTGTATTTGTATTCTATCCAACAATTATTGTTTGGGCCTGAATAATAAGTGTCAGGTACACCGCCGTGATAAGGATCATTTATCTTCCAACGATAAACTTCTTTAGATAAGTGTTTGTGCACTTTGTTTATGAACTCCTTTTCTTTCACATAAGGAGTATAGCATACGTACTTGGGTGCGAAGAGATGGTTCGCACCCGTACGTAAATAGATTACTTAGTTTTAGTAGCAAAAGTCTTTTCATAAAAACTTTTTGCAACTTCGTAAGTATCTTCTTTTAACCAACCAACATTAGAAACAGAAATATTCATAAACTTCTGTCCAGCTTTGTTAGCTGTTTGTACGGAAGATAACTTCCAAAGAGAAGCAAATCTATCGCCTCCTAGCTTCATAATTTGAGTATTCCATTCTCTAGATACTCTAAGCTTAGAAGAAGAACAGTCAAACAAAAATGGTATTTCTGAAATGTTACCTGTTTTATCTTCTACTTTTAACAAAGTATGAGTTTGAGTTTGCGTAATTTCATGGTCTTCAACCTTGTTACCAGCTTCCTCAAGATGTTTAATAGCTTCTGCTTGTGTAGGAAATGTACCTACTAAGCCGCCACCTTTTTCTCTTTTTACCCATACAACATACTCTTCTCTGAAGTGTACATTGACTACGTAAAGTTCTTTACCGTAGCTTTCTTTTGTTACAGTGTTTATAAAGTCGCCAACTTTAGCGTCTTGTATATACTCACTGTGGTTTTCATCTACTTCGTTTGATAACTGCTGCAGCTGTTTCAAACGTGGAGTAGATAAATGTTCTGAGTTAATATTTTCATTACCCAGATTGTTGCCTTGTTTTACGTGAGCAGGCATCTCACTTGTTACTATACTTATATCATTAGACATAGAACGTTCTCCTTTTTTCATCTAACATTAATATTACACTGACCTAAAGTTAACTCTAGTCAGCTCCGTACTTTTAACTCCTGGTACATCCATACCAGTTGTTATAAGTTCTCTGTAGGCGGTTGCAGACATACGCTTTTGCAATAACTCAAACTGATTAGTTTTTATTATATGCTCATGCAGTTGGTCCCAATCTTCTACAGTTGGCACAATTTCATTTTTAAGTGAAATTGTACAAACATCATTAGAAATTTTATCGAGCCCTTGCTCTTGCATTCTAATAGATATTTGACTTTCTAATTCACGTTGTTGTGATTTAAGAAGTTTTTCTTCTGATTGAACAGATTTTATTTCTGTTCTTATCTTTGTTACTTCTGATAACAAATCATTTAATTTTTTCATGATACCTCCTTTAAGATATGTAATAAGTTTTCCATACGACCTAACTTAGTATTAAGTTTTTTGTATACTTCAGGTTCCCAAGTATTTCTAGCTTGGATAAGTATTGTTTCAGTCTTTTGTGTTTGGCCTGCTCTATATATACGCTGATTAAATTGTTGAAAATGCTCAGCATTGTACGTTGGCGAACACCAGATAACTGTGCTTGCACGTGTAAGAGTAAGACCATGAGATGCAGATTGCGGATGACAAAAGAGAACTTTAATTTGTCCCGCTTGGTATCTTGCAACTATATCTTTTCTTTTTTGTGCTGGTACTGAACCATCAATAAGCTCATAAGCTATTCCTTCTTTGTTTGCTAGTTCAATTAGTGCATCTCGTTCGTGTTTCCAATTGAATGCTACAAGACTATGCGCACGTTGCGCTACAAGAGTCATAACAATGTCGTATCTTTCTTGGTGTACAAATTGAACTACACCATCTTCGTCGTACACGGCGCCCGTTACAAGCTGTAGCAATTTTTTAACACGAGCAGCAGCATTAATTGCGTTAACTGTACCTGATTTTGTATATAAAACTGATTCTTCTGCCAACACTTTGTATTGTTTTTGTATGTTTGGTGTTAGCTTTGTATTAATTGTACGTACAATATTGTCAGGTAGATCCATACAATCAGACAATGCAAAACGTATTGATATATCAGATAATCTATCTGCTACTGTTTCTTCTATGCCTGGTTTGTCTATCCATTCGTTAGCAAAGCCATTAAATTTTGGTGTACAAACTTGGTGTCTAAAAGCATAAAACCTAGCACCTAGTCGTTTCCCATCATCGATGAGAAACGTTGGATGCCAGATATCTAGAATAGTATTACTATTAGGAGTACCAGACATGGCAATCCTATTAGTAAAATATGAGATAATTTTTTTGAGATTTTTACTGCGTTTGGCTTCCCGATTTTTAAAAGCGGTAAACTCATCAATAACGATTGTATCAAATTGCTCACAGTATTGTGTATTTTTTTGTAAAAAGTTAACGGCTTCGAAATTAGTGATGACCATTTCGTTTTCATTATCTTCAAATACTTGTTTACGGTTTTTTGCATAAGCTACTCCATATTTAATAGTGGGTTGGAACTTATTTATATCCTCCCCCCACGCTGCTTCCAATATTGAAAGTGGCGCTAAGACTAAAGTCTTGCCTCCGAGTATAGCATGAGCGTCTAGAACTGCACGTGTTTTGCCAGTGCCTGGGTCAGATGTAATCAAACACGTTTTAGTATTTGTTATAAAATCTGTAGTTGTTTTTTGATGCGCATAAGGCGCAGGGATGGTTGTAACATCGTTCATCTTTCATTCTCCGTAGTATTCTGTGTTGTTTGGGTGAATACTATTTAATAATTATAACTAATAACTTCCCCATTCACAATGGGGTTCTGGTCCTTTTCCAAAAGAACACCACCTACAATTATATGTAGAAGGATTTGGTGGAAATTTAGTAGCTGTAGTCATAGTTACAGCTCGTTCATGTAGTTTAGGCATAAACAACATAGCTTCATCTCGCGTATATGTTTGCTCCATAGTAGTGCCATGATCTAAATACCATAATTCTGTGTTAACTATTTCTAAATCAGGAAACATAAAAAAAGTACCAATAGCATAGATAAGTGCTTGTTGGCTGTGCGCAATTTCGTTGCCAAATTGTTTACCTGTTTTGTAATCTATTACACGTGCTGATGTATCTGTTTCATGTACGAATGCATCTAATTTTACACGTGCCCAAGTATCAGGAGAAATCCAACCTGTGGGTTCCCAAGATAAGGTAAAGCCCCACTCTCCTTCAGTTTGCACTTTTCCGTCTGCAAAAAGTTGTTTTAGCTCTGAAAATTTTTGAGTAAATTTTTTGAGTGTATCTGGTAATTCGCTAAGTTCATGACGTACATACTGTTCTGCTTGATCGTGTATTTGTGTACCGCGCGCTGCAGCTGGACCGTAGTCTTCTTGTATACGTTTTATTTTAGATATGTAAGTACGATAAGCGCAAGACTCAAAGGTTTTTAAAGCGGAGTAAGACCATGCAGGTACTAGCCCTAGTTCGATATCCTCCGTGACCTCAACTGTTGCTATTAGGTCTGGACGATTGGGTTGCGTTAGATTGTCCATTATCTAATAAATTTAAATCCCTTTCGTCGAAATGTTCTTTTATTAACTGTTCAAGAACATTATTATCTATTTTCCATGTCAACACAACCCCGCGTGGTATGCCAGCTGCACGATCTTTACTAATACGTTTACGTGCAGTTTTTATATTAAGCCTGGACATACGTTTAGAAAAGTCTCTTTGAGAAAGTGTATTACGACTGTCAGTAAGTGCATCATACACAACTTTAAAGTGAGCAAGTGGTATGATTTGTTCTTGCCCTGCAGTAGATAACCAATCTTTAAGATAACGTTGTGCTGTACTTATACCACCCGCATCAAAAGTATTTGTAAGAGGTATATCTAATACATCTGTAAAATATTCAAGGTTGCGTGTACGTATTGCATTAGCAAATTCTTCAATTATAGACATAGATATTTCTTTCATTTCTTTTTTAGCGTCGTTTTCTAACGCAGTGTGTGCCATGCGTTCATTAACTTTAAACTTTTTAAGTACGCCTGAAACAATATAAAGTTCTTGTTCTAATGAAGATAAATTTTCTAGTAGTTCTGGATGAGCTTCTTCTATTTTTTGTTCTTGTCTAGGAGCTACGTTATATCTTCTGTCGCTGTCTTCTATTTTGACTGCGTCTGCTCTATTTGTAAGAAACAAAAAGTTTGTAAAAGAAGGTAATTCTATTTGATTAGTACGCATTGCTCTAATAGTAAGATTAGGTTCTGTTATTTGATGTTTAAGTTTATCGGCCATACGTCCTACAGATCCTGAATCAGCCATACGAAACTCATCAACTACAAGAAACAACGCTGTTCTCATGTACAAATTAAATTGTTCTTCTATATTTTCTAATGCTCGCATAGGTGTTTGCTGTTCACCAAATAAAGGTTTAAGTATTTTGTGTACAAACAAACCTTTACCAGTCCCTGGTATGCCCGTAAATATCCATGCAGTCATTGTTTTCTTTTTATGTTGGTAAATGTACGCAAGCCAGTTTATAAAATGTTCAAACTCAGGTTTGCCATTACCAAGAGCGTGCATCATAAGTTTATAAAAATTAGGTGCAATTTTTGCCATCTGGATTGCTTCACCGTACGAAAATTCTTTCACGTTTTCTTCTGCACGTAACATATATTTTGTACGTCTAAATAAATTTACTGAGTATGGAACGGTCTCCAAGTCGATACCTTTATCGCTGCTTGGATCAAAAACAACACGAGCATCTGGAACAAAATCCATGGTAGGGCGACCATGAGACTTAAGAAAATCATTAACACTACTCTTGCCGGTGGGCGTGAGCGGGTATTCGTCGTCAAATTGTTGTTTTGTTTCATCATACACTCCGTTGTAATATGTATCTGTAAAAAAGTCTCGTAAGACTACTGGTTTCTTTTTAGATTCTGTATCTATCTTGTCTGCAAATATTTCAAAAATACTACGATAAAAGTCAGGATCTGCTTTTTCTATTTCCCATACAGGTTCACCTTTAAAGTTGTACATATAATGTGGGTTAGTTAATACAAAGTAATAACCTCCGCTGTCTCCACTATTAACATTACAGTTAACAAAAGGCTCGGACACACGAGTAATCTGGATGGTCATTTTGTCTGGGTTTTGTAATACTTCGTGCGCTTCTCCAGCAACGTTGACCGTAGTTACTTTACCTACTCTCTTTGGAAGATTGTTTTTCTTTCTTAGATTATCTTTAATTTGTAATCCTAAAGTGTGCACTTTTTCTGGATTAACACCAATTAAAGTAGAGGAAATCTCAAGAGTTGGTGAACCACGGTCAACTTTGATGAATCTACCGTTCGGATAAGGGTCTTCTACTCCTACAAATGTAGGGGGAGCTATATAAATTAATTTACTATTATCTACAACCGAAGGGTCAAGTATGTAAGAAAGACTTTGACCATTAGCTGATAACGTAATTTGCTCTGCTAAAAACTCAGTTGTGTAATTAGTCATACGAATAAAATCTTTAAGAGTTTTTGGATGTACAGGCATGTCTAAAAGAAAAAACATATGTAAAGACACTGTATTCTTTTTAAAACCTAACGATGCACTAGCTTGTGCTATATATGACACGTTATGAAATACTTCAGGTAACTGTAAAATAATTTTATCGGCCAAGGCTTGTAAGTCCCCTGGATTAGTTGTATGTAATCCGTCTACATCCAATACCAACATTTCCGTTGTTTTTGCACGTTCAGACATAAAAGCCCGGGGCTCATCTTTGAGTGAACGTTTTAACAAACCTTTGTGCAAACAAGCTCCAGCTGCAGCTTGGTCTGTAAGTAGTTTATATAATTTATTTAAACCTTTTTGTGTTGTAGAAACATCAAAGTGTTCTGAAGTAAAGTTTTTAGTAAGGGGATAGGGTTTGATTCCTTGTTTTGATATTTCTTTAGCTAAAGGTTTTTTAGCTTTTAAAAATACAACTTCCATAATCAAATCTCCTTTTCTAAGTATACTTCTTGTCTATCTATACGTACAGATTTATCTGCTTCGAAGCCTAATTTACATTGTTTTTTAGATATATTTGTTACTGTTAATACACATAAAACTTGATTGTCTTTATGTACAATAACTTTATCTCCTATTTTTCTAGTAAGTATTAAATTTTTATTTGTCATATATTTTACTTACGCCCCCCTCTGCATCGAGCGGCAAATCGTCACACCATTCTGGTGGCGTACGCATGATTTCTATAATTTTATCCATTGTAGCATCTGCATTTACTTTAGAGCCAATTGCTATAATTTCATCATGTACCTGCATAACTAGATCTACTTCAGGTAGTGTTTGCACGTCTAACATTTGGTCTGTAATAACAATACGAGCAAGAGCTTGAACTACATTTTCTGTAACTCGAGGACCATGTGTACGTATATAAGTACCTTTGTTTGTGTCATATATAAATTGTCCACCTTGAAAACGTAAGTCTGGATAACTAAGAGACATGTCGTTCGGTAGCTTCAGAGCTCTGTGACTTATTGTAAGTGGTCCATAATTTAATCCTACACCACGTGGATTTACCATTTGAAAAAGTGCGTCTTTCATTCCGGACCAAAGTCGGGGAATGTTGGGATACATACCACGATATTGCATAACAATATTTTGTGCTATTGAATCAGATACATCAACGGAAGGGGAACCGGTTTTAAGTGTTAGCTTAAATTTATCGGCTCCCATACCGTACCCCAAACCGAGTATAGCTGTTTTACCCACATATCTTTCTAGTTTGTCATCTTTTGTAATTGTACGACCGTATATTTGCGAAGCGAATTCACAATATACATCACGGCCTGTGGCAAAAGCTTGCACGAGTTCGTGTTCTTTAGCCAGCCAGGCAAGCATACGTGCTTCGATATTAGATAAATCAGCTATGTACAATCGTTGCCCAGGAGGGGCCATAATTGCACGTCTAAGTGTTGATCCTCTTGGCAAGTTCTGCAGATTAATTTTGTCTGAACCACCAAAACGGCCTGTATGTGCAGCATAGTAACGCAGTGGTACGCTGAATGTACCGTCAGGATTAGTAGAGTCAATAAATCTTTGTGCACGAGTTTCTTCTATTCGTGATTTTACTAACTCACGGGCTTCCCATATGCACGAATGTTCTGGATACATGTTACACATTTGTATGTAAGCACTGTCGTTTTTACCAAATGCAGGTATTTGTTGACCTGTAGTTGGACTTTTTTTCGTAGGAACTACAATATCTAAGGATTCTAAATGTTCTTTGAATTTAACTTGTGAAGCTAAAACTTCTCGTGTAACGCCCGAGTTTTGGATCGCAGCTTGTGTGCGCGTTGCTATATCTTCTTTGTAAGTTGTTAGTAATCCACGGTCCAATATAAGTTTTGGTTCTACAAACATACGTACAGTAAGATCTATTAGATCTAGTTCTTTGTTTGGATAATTACGTACATAACTTTGGAAGAGCTCGTACGTTAAGTCGACATCCTGGATACAATATCCGCCTATCTCTGCGTCAAGGTGAGGATCTAAATCACGCACGCCTTTAGCGTTAACTAATTCTTCTCCCTTACGTAAATCGGTTCGAGATGGGAATTCACGCACGACGCAATCTTTTAATCGAGCAGACATATTTGGATACAAACCCCGACTCATGGCCGCAGTGTCGTAGTAATACGCAGGCTTGTACCCAAAATATTGTGTAAGAATATAAGCGTCAAATAATGTATTATGGCAAACGACTGCAGTATTACTCCAATCAATTTGTTCCAAAACGGAGGGGGTTTCTTCTTCTGAATACCACTCTGTTTCATTATCTTCAACCTTTATTCCCACGCCCCAAACTTTAAAATCTGTGTGGTTAACATATTGAACTGTTGACATCTTAGTAAGCGATAGCTGTACATCATAGTATGTCTCAAAATCTAAATATAACTTTTGCATTAGAGTTCTTCCCATTGATTAGTTTCATGATTGAAAAAATTTGTGTCCCAAGATATAGGGTCTTCATCATACTCGTAAGTTTGGAAAATCTTTTTACCAAATCTAGCAAATTCAGTTGCAATTTCACAATCAGACATGTTATCCATTGTGTAACTTTCACCATTTTCATCTTTTAAATTATCAAAATGGTCATCTGGTAATTCATAGACTGTTTCTACATATTCTTGCACTTTTACTTTTATTGTTTTTTTCATAGTTCCTCCTTGAACTTTTCTAATACGATAAATAAATCGCATTGATGTTGTTGTGCTAATTTTTCATCGTGGTAACAACTAATATTAAAGTTAGTTAAAACTTCTTCAAAGCTATCTAACATTTCTTCATGTCCAACACTAACAGAATTTATTTTTATCCAATGTTCTGGTTGTTTCATAGTTCCTCCCAAGGTGTGTAATCCCATTCTATTTCTAACGTGTCAGGTATAACTTCAGGACCGTGAATATAACCGTCATCTTCATAATAATCTGACCATTTAGTAAAACCATTTTGGTCGCATGGTTCAACATCAAAATGATGTTTTATGTCATCCCAATTTTTCATATGTTGTATTGGTATTAAACCTGCTATACCTATTGCATAATCTTTAATATCGTCTCCACTAGCCCATGCTTCTAAAGTATCGGATTGGTCATAGTCTTCAAATATCCATGGTACAAACATTTCGTAATAGATAATAATTTTTTGCTTTTTCATAGTTCCTCTTTTAACTTTTGCATTTTCGTACACCAGTCAGTGTACTCGTGTTTTTTTGCACGCTCCCAA